AAGGCGTTCGATGCTTATAAGAAAGAGAACGGCTCTGACAAAAAGCTTCCACGCATCAGCGAGCTGAACGCAGAGTATGCGATGCTCCTGGAACGAAAGAAAAGCTCCTATGCAGAGTACCGCAAGACCAAATCGGAAATGTGCAAAATAATGTACATTGCATCTGTCACTCTATGTGTGGAAGATATATAATAATATCGAAGCGAATGATGAGAAAGTTCTAAATGCAAAAAGAAAGAGGAAGACAAGATGGCAGTATGGAGATTACAGGTGAATACAGGAGGCACAAATGTTGCCGACTATTGCTTGAAAAATCATGTCGCAGCAATGGGATGGAGTCTTCGTGAATTAACCCAGGCAGAACGTTCTGGGATACATACGTTTTTGGATTACTGTAATCTGGCAAGAACTCAGTACAAATCATTCGACAGTGTATGCCGCATGGTAGAGGATGTGAAAGAAGGAGATCTCCTATGGATGCGCTCAAGAAATGAAGGGAAATACTATATTGCGAGAGTTAAGGCGAACAGTACCTGGGTGTTTCGCGAGGATGCAGTACAGATGGATGCAGCGAATCAGTTGACCAATATAGATTGGTATCCAGCTACAGATAAGGCAGATGAAGAATCCGTTCCTGGTGCTGTGGCAACATCATTTATTATGGGTTCAACCATCCAGAGAATTAAGAAAAATGGAGTGGAAGCGTACAGTCAGATGTTGTATAACCGTGTCCACGATTCAGCACTGGATCTATTCAATTATCCCGATGCGATGTTTATACAATGACACCAAAAATAAACTGAATAGTTGATACGAAAAAGAGCCGGGAAGTTATTATTCCTGGCTCTTGTCAACTGAAGAATAGATGAAACGGTGAAGTAAACCGTTTTTGAACACAATACTGCCGATCTGCCCGTTTGAATTGATAGTGATACTGTCGATGATGGAATTGAAGAAATCCTTCAAAATTTGCACATCGGTATTTGCTGCCAAACGGCGATAATTTATATATGAACTGCCGGAGAGTTTCTTTGAGATAATGAAAGCAGTAGCTTGACGGATAAAGTCTTGATCCGAGATGGATCTCTCGGTGCGTTCACAAGTGCTTATTTCAGAAAGCCTTATTTCTATGTCTTCATATACCTCAGAGATACGGTTGCGCTCAGTTATGTATTCCTGTTCACTTATGGAATCCTCTGAATACATATAAAGTCGCTTCAGGCGTTCCATAGCTCGCTCCAATTTCTGCTGTTCTTTTTTCAGCTTTGTTACTTCTGGATTGGCTGCCGGTTTCTTTGATTTCTTTTTAAGTCCAGATTTTGTGTTTTCCGGCAAATTCTCAGATAGAACAGTAAACATTTCTCTGATGCCTTCTTCGCCAAGATGATCCACATTGTCGAATACTTTTCCGTACAAAAGCATACGCTGAAGGTCCTCCTGGGTGCGGATCAATGCAAAATTCCGTTGAGCGTTTAGCATATTCAGTATAAAGTTGATAGTAAATTCTCCGACAGTAGAATCTGTTGTATCGTGGCATCCCTCAGAAATGTGTCTTCGTTTGGAAGGGCAAAGGTAGATAGATGGTCGCCATCCGTCACCACTCAGCGCCCTCCCGGTGCTGCTGGTAAGCATCTGACCGCAGTTTTCGCAGAAAATCATACCGGAAAACACATGGATATTTTTCCGCTTTACAGAGACATTGCTGCCTGATTTGAGGCGTGAGTTTCTGGAAAGTTGAGACACAATTTTCTGTTGGCGTTCTTTTGGGAACAAAGCAGGATGATGGTTTTCAAACACGATGAAATCCTCCTCCTTATTCGGAATCTGAGTTCCAGTGCTGAGAGATGTTTGGTTGTATACATAATCTCCGATACTGAATGGATTTACAAGGATTTTATGTACCTGAACAGGACTCCATAGATTACCGGCTCTTGTCCGGTGTCCGAGTTCGTTCAGCTTTCTGGAAACATACAGAAGTGAATGGCTGGACTCGTAGAAGTCGCACATAAGCAATACGACTTTCTGTTCTTCGGAGCAGATAGAAAATTCCCTGGTATCATAGTTGTAGGAAAATCCGTATGGGATGCGTCCACCGTTCCATTTGCCAGAAGCTGCTCTGGATAGCATTGTGGCGGTTACACGCTCAGAGGTCATTTTACGCTCCAGCTCTGCAAAAACGAGAATGATTTTAAGCATAGCTTCACCCATTGCGGTACTGGTATCGAACTGCTCGTTCTTGCTTACGAAAGTTACATTAAGACGCTTCAACTCTTCATACATAGCGGCAAAGTCAAGAAGATTCCTGGAAATACGATCCAGCTTCCAGACAAGCACATGAGAGAAAAGCCCAGAACGAATCATCTTCATCATACGCTGATAATCTGGTCGGTCTGTATTTTTTGCAGAAAAACCGGCATCTTCAAACACTTCATAATCTTCAATATTCAAAGCATATTTAGCATAGTTTATCAACTCTTCCCGTTGCAGCGGAAGAGAATCCCGGTCTATCTGATGATTAGTAGAAACACGAATATAAATAGCCACACGGCGGCAGAGAGTCGGCATGGTATCTATTGTTTTCTTGAAAGCCATGATAACCTCCTAAAATCGTCCTACGGATAATCCTATGGATAGTCCGTAGGACTGTCACGAAAATATTTTGCTTGCTGTTGCAATGGTTACGGTACCGGCGTATTGCATGGCACAAGATCATACTTGGCAGCAAAAAAATAGAAACACTGTAAAACAAAGAATTTTAAGACTGTCCGGCGGATAATCCTACGGACAGTCCGGTGGATAATCCGATGTAACCAGTACCAGTACCATTACCTATATATCTATATATAAATATATAGTCCGTCCGAGGACAATCCGATGGACAGTCCTACGGACGAATTGTTTTATACTACCTTCCCTGGAAGAAGGTTTGACAGATGAATTTTCCACTCCATAAGTTTCGTGAAGTAGAAGCTATACTCTTCTCCAGAAGTAGTAGTAATCGAAAGCACCTTGCTGAATAAGCGCTTTTTCTCTTGGACAGATGAAATGTCTGAAAGCGGAATGTCAAATTCGTAACTTCCCTGAGTGAGATTCACAAGAACACCCATAGCAGCGATTTTTGCAAGACTGTGTTTAGAGTATATAAGTCTTTGGTTTGTTAAAAGACCGTATCCGTTTTCGACAAAAGCACCCTTTATACGGTTGCAAGTTCCTTGAATAAGTATTTTTTCTTCCATGATGTTTTCCTTTCTGCCACGCCGTAACGCAACAGAATGTCGCATCAGGCTATGGCGATAAAAAATGAGATACAAAAATCAGAACAGATGTTCTTAGGGGGGGGGTAGAGCCTAAGTCCAGATTTTCGACTGTCTCTCTCAATTCCTCGTATGTAACTTTCGTAGGAGAAAGAGAAAGGAGCGAACTGAGGGAAATGCTTTTCTGATCCTTGCATCGGGTGTTAAGAACTGATGTAGGCAGAAGATAAAATTCCCACTGTTCAAGCTGAAGCGGTGTTTCACTCCGGTCTTTGCTTGCGTATAAGCAGAACACATAAAGGTCGGACCATCTTTTGACATCATCGCTAAAGTCATTTTCGGAATCCCATGATCGAGCTGGGCGGATGCTGAACTGTATCTTTGAAAGACGATCAGCATTCCAACTCTGGAGATATGCGGAGCATTTGACTTCGATTTTTCTCCCAGAAGGAGAAAGTAAATCATAGGGAGTCCAGTCCTGACGGGCTTCGCTGGTATCAATACCTATTGCAGAAGCAACGAGGAACTCAGCTAATGCTCCACGAAGAGTATTGTTCAGCAGATCAGAAGAGTTCCACGCCCAGAAGTCACTAAGTAAGATTCCGGCAGGCATACCTTCGTAGGTAAAGTGTTCGTTTCCGGTCAAAGTTTTCATGATTTTTGCACCTCCAATCTTTGAAAAAATAAAGGCGGCAAAATGATTTGCCACCCGTTCTTGCGATTCCAGAGAAATAGCAATGCTATTGCCTGGAGATATATGGCCGTAATAGATATGACCTATTTCGTGAAATACCTGATAGACCGCCTCTGTTAGCGGAAGAACATCATTATAGGCAATCACATAAGAATTAAGGCGTTTGCTGAAAAAGGAAAAAGCCTTTTTGCTGAACAGTTCTTGTAATTGCCAGATGTTCAGTTCCATCCGTAGGGAGACAGAATGGTATGTGACGATATGAAGATCGTACTCTATTCGTCCTCGAATTTTTTTATAGCTGCCTGACGAGAAGATGAATCGTTTGGATTCCATTGATCTTGTCCGGATGCAGCTATCTTGAAATCAACAGCCTGATATTTGTCCAAAACCGCCCAGATAACCTTACGATCACTTTCTGATGCTTTGGAGTAGCAGGAAAACAATTCTTCCATCTCAGGAGATAAAGATTGCCTAGAGGCAATCGGGCTGAGTCCAAGAAGATAATCTGTACTTACATCCAGGGCTTCTGCGATGGAAACAATCAGATCAGCTCGTGGCATTCGCTTTGTATCGGTTAGATACCGGGAAATGGTTGCTTCGGTTGTATGCGCCTTGTCTGCGAGCATCTTTTGTGTCATGCCACGCTGTCTAAGTAGGCTGTATAAAATATTGGGAAAATCTTTCATAGTATCACCTCTGAAGTATCATATCGTATAATTACCGAACAGTAAATAATACTTACAAAAAATATAATTTCATTATTGACAATTACCATGCGGTAAGATAAGATGATGACATAATCAATAAACAAAGGAGGTGCAGGAATGGATAGCACAAGGCTCCGGGAGCTTCGGGCCGGAAGGAGGATTCCCCTTGAAAAGCTGGCTGAAGTAATCGGGAAGTCGATTGTTTCATACAGCAAAAAGGAAAGGGGAGAAGTTAAGTTCAAGCCAGATGAAGTGATTGCATTATCTGAATTTTACGGGCTGTCATACGATGAGATGAACGCCATTTTTTATGACAACAACTTACCGAACGGTAAGTTTGAGGACTTGAACAAAATTCTTTCGGGCCTCGGTATCATTTAGGTTTAGTTTAGCAGACAAGGAGAAAAAAGAACATGGATTGTGGATGTGTAAATACGGGCATAAGCATCTACTTCCAGTGTAGGATTTTGGCAGCAAAGAACAATGTATATCTCAAAAGCCGGGAAAGTGCGGCAGAATATTTCGGTATTTCTGTTTCGTCTTTAGCAAATTATGAGAGGGGAATCACAGTACCACCTCTGGATTTGATAATGATGATGGCGGATGTTTACGGGGCACCGCAGTTGAAAAATCTGTATTGTTTAGAACAGTGTCCTCTTGGAAAACAGCAGCCGGTATCGGCGGGGATTAAAAAGCTGGA